ACACTAAAAAAAGTTAATATGATATCATTTAAAATAAATCTATCTATAAGAAAGAACATTATAACAGTAATTTCATAAAGTGCTAACTTGCTTATAATAGCAGATAGCTTTCTGCTAGTTATTTTTTCATTTAACTTGTTAGCTTTCCATATTCCTGTAAAAGTATCAATAGCTATAAGTACTCCTATCATTATAAGAATACCACTTATTGGTATAAAAAATGCAAAGCAAATAGATATAAGAGTCAAAATTTCTTTTTGTATTGAAAATAATAATAATGATAATTGTGTTTTCATAGTCCTAAATCTTCAAGCGCTTCCGTTAAGCTAAAAAGCAAATATAAAAATAATGTTAACCCTGCTAAATTAACGTAAAGTTGTTCGCCTTGAACCATTAAAGAAAATGAAGTTAAAAAACCTACAATAAAATAAAGCGTTGCTATGTAATTACTTTTCATAAGTTATATCCCTCCGTCGTTTACAGTCCAAGCATAATTAAAAATCAAATCATCTTTACCAAGCTGTCCTGCTGCTGTGTATTTTATAGTGCCAAAATCTATTGTAATACCATACTGCAACCCACTTGGATTTAAACTCCAAGTATTATAGATAGCATCTAAATTAACAGCAGAGTAATTACTAAAAGTTTTACCTGTCATAAATTGAACAAAGTTACTTACTTGACTAACATCCCAAGCGCTTATGTCTTGATTAAATGCTGTAGCACCCCTAAACATTCTAAACATATTAGTAACTGCACTTGTATCCCAAGTACTTATATCTTGATTAAATGCTGTTGCAGTTGAAAACATTCCTTCCATATTATTAACTCCACTTGTATCCCAATTTCCGATATTACCGTTAAAGTTTGTACAAGCACTAAATGTTTGCGTTAAATTAGTAGTAGTTATTGTGGGAGCATCAGTAGCAGAACAAGTTAAATTTGTACAACCTTGAAAAGCAAAATTAGTAGTAATATCTAAAACCCCCCAATTTGAAATATTTAATATTTTTTGCCTATCCCCTGTATTATTAAACTTAAATCCCGGTAATGTCCCTGTAATACTTATAGAATAAGTACCTGCACTTGCGTAGCTATGAGTAACGGCAGCATCTAAATGACTTGTGATTGTACTTGTTGGACTACCATCTCCCCAATCTACTACTATATTTAATCCTGTAGATGTCGTTAAAGGTAGTTTAAATTGTGTTGATGTACTTACACCTGTATTATCAGTTTTAGCTGTAAAAGCAAATGCAGGAGGAACGGGAGGGCCCGATGGGGTTGACCCTTTTATACGATTAGATATGTCTATAGATATAGGCATCCTACCAAAGGGCTATAATATCTGTAGCTGTTGTTCCTGTGTTTACTTTAATTACATGTATTGGTAAAAAAGTACCTGATGATATACCAATAAAAGTTACCAAATCTCCACCTGCAGTAGTAACCTCTAAATCACCTCCTACACCAACATATAATACACATGGCTCAATTGAACCTGAAATATTTGTTCCTGAATATAATATGTAAGAGTCACTTGATACCATTATATCAGCATTTAAAGATAACTGCGTAGCACTGTCTACGTTTGTAACTTTTGCAGCAACAGAGCTTGTAGTGTTATATACGATATCTCCAATTTGAACACCAAGTGAAATAAAATTCTTTGTTGAGTCTACAAGTTTATCTGTAACAGTGCTAGTTGTTACATCCGATACAATAACACTAGGCATTGGGATATTTGTATTATTTGAAGGTATAACATTTAATGCTCTACCTACTTGAAGTTTTAAATTTGGCATAATTTATTTTTTATTATTAAACATTTTATTTACAAGTAAGTTAGGATTATTTAGTGCTTCTTTTCTTTTAGCACATCCACAATCTTTTCCTGTTGCCTTTGAAACAGTATCTACTACTTTTTTAATCCCTGTTGCTTTTGTTATCTTTTCAATAACATCACCCATTCCTTTCATTTGATTTGATTTTTTTTAAAAAGTTAAATTACATGTAGCGTTGTACCTAAAGGAATAGTTAAAGTAAATCCTAAGCCTATGCTTAATGGAGATGGATAATTAAATGTTCCTCCTTGAGGTAATGTTATGTCTGTAAGTATAGAGCCAACAGGAGTAAATGCATTTGCGTAAATACTATTTCCAACAATTAAAGAAGAAAAATCTTCAATTGTAAATGGCTCCGTTTCATTATTAATTAATGCTGATTTTCTTTCTGTTAGATTTACACTTGAAGCTATTCCAATAAATCTTGTTCCACTTGATATTGTGCTCATAATTATTTTTTTAGGTTATTATTTTTTTAATTGTTTAACTTCTTCTGACAATTCTTGAATTGCTTTTACTAAAATAGGAATTAACTTACCGTAACTTGCTTCAAGCTTCTCAGGGTTCTCTTCATATACTAATTTTAAAGTTTCTGCTAACTTTGCATCTTCTTGAGATTTCTTTAAATCTTGTGCAATAAATCCAAAGTCTTTAATATCATGTTTGCCATCTTCAGTTCTATCATCCCATACAAAAGACACAGGCTTAAGAGTATTTACAAAATCAAGACCTACAGGAAGTTCAACTATTTCTTTTTTATCTCTTGCATCAGACAATGAAGTGATTGAAGTAACAGCACATCTTAATGTTGTAATTAATGCGTTTCCTAATGTAATAGTATTACTAGCAATAGCAGTTGCTGCATCAGAACCTGCTCCTATGGCGATGTTATTATTTCCTGTTGTAGTATTAAATCCTGCATTCCATCCTAAAAAAGTATTATTAGATGAACCGCTCATATTAAAACCCGACATTGCACCTATAGCAACATTTTGACTTGCTATAGGATTAGCAAAATCACCAAATCCTGATTGCCAACCAATAAAAATATTTTCATTACCTACTACGCATTGACCTGTTGTAACTCCTATTCCTATATTATTCTGACCTGCAACTACTCCGCCTAAAGCTCCTGCACCAAAAGCACAATTACCTCCACCAATAGTCACATTAGTCATTGCGGAATCACCAACTGCTGTATTATTACCTGCAGTAGAAGAAAGCATTACGTCATGACCTATTGCTATATCACCATATCCGGGGACAATAGGACCTCCATAAGATTTCCCTGTTATTTTAACACCACTTACTACTACATCAGTACCTGTCTCAGGACTTACAATGTCTACATTAATTGTGCTCATATTTTTTTTAGGTTATTATTTTTCTAATTGTTTAACTTCTTCTGACAGTTCTTGAATTGCTTTTACTAAAATAGGAATTAACTTGCCATAAGATGCCTCTAATTTCTCAGGATTTTCATCATATACTAATTTAAGTACTTCAGCTTTTTCTGCATCTTCTTGAGATTTTTTCAAGTCTTGTGCTATGAATCCAAAATCAGCTATACCCTGTTTGCCATTTTCATCTCTATCTTTCCATGTAAATTCTACAGGTCTTAATGTTTTTACAAAATCCAAACCTGTACTTAAATCTTTAATGTCTTCTTTATCTCTCGCATCAGACAATGAAGTGATTGATGTAACTGCACAACGTAGTACATTATTAGAACTATTACCTAAAGTAATTGAATTACTTGCAGTAAGTGATGCTTTTGTAGAGTTTGTTCCTATTTGAATATTATTATTACCTGTTATTCCTCCTACAACCGATGCAGTAAATTTACCTAAAATAACATTATCATTACCTCCTGCAAAAGCCCAACCTGAATCTGTACCAACAAATGTGTTATCGTTTCCACTTCCACCTGCATTTGCATAACCTGAGCTATTTCCAACAACTAAATTACCATCTCCTGTACTTGTAAATTGGCTTCCTGCTGCAAACCCTAAAAATGTATTTTTTGTACCGCTAATTAAATTACCACCCGCATTACCACCAAGAGCAGTATTATAATTACCTGTTGTCATTTGTAATAAAGAGAAAGCTCCAAATGCATCATTTTGAAAACAGTTTGTTGCAACTTCTAAGGCCCGAGAACCTACAGCTGTATTTGCACCACCTGCATTAAGTTTTAAAGCTTGATGCCCTATAGCAACATTGTGTGCTTGGGTTGTAACTGCACTTAAAACGTCTGTTCCAATTGCTATATTGTTTATGCCCAATGCTGCTACAGAAGATAAGGCATTTGTACCTACAGAAATACTATCTGTAGTTGGACTATCTATTACTACACCACTTACTGTTACGCTAGTCCCTGTCTCAGGACTTACAATGTCTACATTAATTGTGCTCATATTTTTTTTTTTAGGTTATTATTTTTCTAATTGTTCAACTTTAGCTGTTAACTCTTGTATTGCCTTTACTAATATTGGTATTAACTTACCGTAACTAGCCTCTAGTTTCTCAGGGTTCTCTTCGTAAACTAAACCTAATGTTTCAGCCATATCATATTTCTCTTGAGTAGCTTTTAAATCTTGTGCAATGAAACCAAAGTCTTTTACACCATGTTTGCCATCTTCATTTCTGTCATTCCAAACAAAAGATACAGGATTAAGTTCTTTAACGAATTCTAAGCCTGCTGTTAATTTAGCAACATCTTCTTTATCTCTTGCATCAGACAATGAAGTAATTGAAGTAACAGCACAACGTAAAGTACCAATTAGTGAATCTCCTAAAGTAATTTCATTAGCTACAGTTGGACTAGATGGTTGTGCTCCATTACCTATACAAGTATTCCTACTTCCTGTTGTAAGAGTAGTTGCTACTTGATTTCCAATGCAAGTATTTTGATTACCTGTAGTTGCAGATTGCATTGAAGAACTTCCTATTGAAATATTTCTAAATCCTGTAGTTGTATTGAATAAAGCAACATTTCCTATTGCAACATTATTATTTCCTGTTGTTAAATTATCTGCAGTAAAACAACCTAAAACTGTGTTACCATTACCTGTTGTATTATAATTACCACTACCAACCATAGTGTTTTGATTTGCTGTCATTGAAGCAGCATTTTGTGTTGGAACTCCAATGAATAAATTAGAAGGGCTTCCACTTCCATCATTCATTCTTCTTAACCTTACGTTGTTTGCTAATAATTCATATCCTGTCTCAGGATTTACAATGTCTACATTAATTGTGCTCATATTTTTTTTTTTAGGTTATTATTTTTACAAAGATACTATTTATTTTTATTAATATTTACCTCTTCGATTACTTGGNTTAGGAGTAGTTGAACCGCCCGGTCCTGCCCATAGATTTTTGCAAGCCCAATATCTTGGTGTTAATTTATCATTTGCAGTATCACAACTATGTCGTGCTCTAAAACTTTTTCTTGCTACAGGACTATAATTATTACCATAGCCTTTTGCTCCAAAGTGTAACAATTTCTCCGTGCCATTGCTACATGCTTTGACCATTTTCTTTTTGCCCGCTCTGTTTGAGGGAACAGGACTATTGCATTTCATGTTTTCTTTAGTTGCCATTAGCTAGTAAGTCCATCGCCTTGAAAAGGTCGGTTAAGAGTTGATAGCCCTACTAATCTAGTCCTACCACTACTACCTGTACTTCTACTTGCTCTTCTTCGTGCAGATAATGCAGCCCTTTCATCTTTATTTTTTTTTCTTAGAGCATCCCTTTCAGCAGCATTTTTAGCAATTGCCTCAATAGCAGCGTTATTAAACGCAAGGTCTTCAGGTTTAAGTTTTTCTTTTGGTGGCATAGTTATTTTTTTTTATTTTTTTTTCCTTCACGGTACGCTTCTGCATATGGATTCATTAACTCATCGTCATTTACTTTTTTGTAGCCTGACTCTATTTTTTGTTCTCTTATAAGAGAAGTTAATTTATCAATAGTCGAGTTCTTCATCGCCATTGCATCCTTCTCTTCTTGAGAAAATCCTTTTGACTCTCCGTTTTTTCTCACTTTGCGTTCTTTAAATTATTATCTTTACAAAAGTAATAAAATAAAATCTAATAAAATGAAAAAAATAGGTAATGATTATCTAAAATATTGGCGCGTAATAAGATATTACATCAAAAATAAGTATGGACTTACACAAGCAGACCTTGACATACTGCTCTTTTTGTACTCCGAACAGTACTTTACAAAAGATAAGTTTAAAGAGTTCGATGCACTTGTTAGTTGGAACGTAAATAGGTTTGATAACCTGCTAAGAGATGGGTGGATAGTTGTATTTCGTAGAGGATTTAAAGGAAGTAGGGCGATATATGAACTTCCGTACAAAACAAGTAGGATGATTACCTCAATATACAAAAAACTTAGCGGTGAAGAGATACCAATGGGTAGTGGCAACACTATGTTTGAGAAAAATGTGAAGTATACCGACAAGGTATACCGAAATATGATTATGGAGATGAACAAGTCCTTTAAAGGTAAAAAAAGAACAGTAAATAAACTATAATACCACCACTACATCGTTCTCAGTGATGACTGTACACTGAACGTCATTGATTATCATGGTAAAACTACGACCCTTGTCGTAATATATCTCATCATCCTCTTTGATAACTAACACATCTGTACCTGACTTTTGAACAACGGCGCGTTTATATCTCAGTTGATTGGTATCGTCACCCGATAAAATCAATCCCGACTCAGTTTTAATCTCTTCGTCAATGTTTTTTACTACAATGTACTTTCCAATTGGTTGCATGTTTTCTTTTTTATGTTTTTAGCTCTATAGTTGTCCGTTTGTGAGTGACAGTTCGGACAAAGTATTTGTAAATTTGGTAACTCGTTGTTCTTATTATTGCCATCTATATGATGGACCTCAAGTGTTATAGGACTACCTAACCATTCTGAGGTGTTACATAACTCACAACAATTCCCTACATCTCCTATTAATAACTTTCTTAATGTTTGTATGTGTAACTTCTCTCCATTAAAAAGTCTATCATATGATTTTTTCTTCCAAGAATCAAGTTGTTTACCCCTTTTGTTAACGTCACTGTTTACATTCTCCCAATCAACTAAAGAATAAGAACCATCTAACCACTTTCTTTTGGTTATACAACTCTTCTTCTCTTTTGTTTGGTCTGAAAAATTCCGCGAGTTTCTGCAAGATAGACTACAATAGTTTATCGTTCCCTTTTTAGGAACAAACTTCTTGTCACACTTCCTACAATTATTGTGATTCATATGTCCTTGCCATTGTAATAATAGCGTTTGTACTTAGTATTGTAGTTGCCACACTTACAGCGTTCTGTAGTGCACTTCGGGTTACTTTTAGTGGGTCAATAACGCCCATTGAAATCAAGTCCCCCATCTCCATTGTCTTTAAGTTGTATCCAAAGCCATTTGCTTCTTCGCCGTTGTATATACTCCCAACAGACAACCCTGCATTTCTTAGTATCTGAGTCAAAGGTTCTTGCAATGCCGTCTTAAATATCTTACATGCTACACTATGCTCTTCGCTACCTACTCCACCAAGCAACTCATCGAAGCTTATCTCGTACAATGACTTCCCTGCTCCTGATAATATACCCTCCTCTAAAGCGGAACGTACTGCACAGACTGCATCATCAACTCGGTCATACAGCTCCTTTTGCTCCAAGTCAGTATTGCCCCCAACAAAGATTACACCTATACCACCTGTTAGAGATGCGATGCGTTCAACAATAAAGTCTTTGTCATTCTTTTGCTTTGCTAGTTTATGGGCATCCCATAGTTGCTTTACACGCTCATCAATCTCAGATTGGTTTACGTTCTCGTTTGACTTTAGTATCACCGTCTTGTCACGACCAACAATTACTTTCGCCGCATGTCCCAAGTCGTCATAAGTAATATGACTTAAATCATCTCCTGTACCTTCACTAAAATAAGTAGCTCCAACGCTAATGGCAATATCTTGCATTAATTCGTGTTGCTTATATCCAAAGTTTGGAGGAGCTACTACACATATCTTTAAGTTACCCTTCATTACATTTGCAGCCAATGTGTTTACAACATTTGCATTGCAAG